TGACTTCTCTAATATCTCTTGCATCTTCGCTATTTGTATATCTTGTAACTGCTCGGCAAGTGATTGAGCAACCGCAAACGTATAGCATACCGCCCTTAGAAGATTCCTTGCTGACCAAGTGTTCGGATTAATCGTGATGCCGATACTACCGAGTTGAGCCACTAACTGCGTTACTAAATAATCGTTGCATTCTTGTACTGTTCTTGCCATTGTTGTTGTGTTAAGTGTTCCAAATTTTATCCATATACTGACGAATCAAAGCCGTCTGCATAGTTGTTAATACTGCCGTTTGTTTCATAAAAGGTCGTGCAGGAATAGTTGTTGCGTGATTGCGTCCTGCTTGACCGCCTTCGTTGTGAATAGCTGCGTATGGTAGGTCTACTGCTAATCGTATGCGTTGAAACGTACGTTCAACTGCTGACCTTGATACCTTGCGTCTAAGTGTACCTGTACCAACCAAGATTGGATTGCTTCGGTTAGCCGATAGGCTTATCCCCTTCGGCTTATACTTGTACTCTTTCGTTCCATCTATTCTTCGATTAACTTCCTTCCACTTATACTCATCTAATCCACCTTTAGTAAACGCTTCGGCAAAATGATTCTCCGCTTGAGCAGATAACTTCATAGGTAACTCACGCTTAGTTCGTTCTAAGTTTGCTTTAATCTGTTGGAAGTTAAATCGGTTCATTATAGCCATTATCCTAAGTCGGTGTCTTGTTGTTGTTGTTTTACCATCTCTTTATGTTCGTCATCGTAAACTAATACTCTTAGCTTTTCCATCAATGCTTTATCCATAAACTCACTACCCTTTTTGATAGTTACGTTCTTGAATGATACTTGACCAAAGTGTTCAAGGTCTGCTTCCCATTCAGGTTTGAGTTCGAGCATTCCACGTCTAAACTCTGCCCACTTATCAGGACGTAACATTATCTCTTCAACAGGTCGGTTGCGCACCTTCCAAAAATCAAGACAAGCGTTAATCATATCGATTGTCATATTGGCTTTATAGCCTTTGTGTATTATTGTACTCATTCTTCTTCAAAATTAGGTAATGGTAATCCAAAGTTATTTTGTCCAAGTTCAGCAGGTGCATCGAAGTATGGATGGTCTGCGGTAAATATCTCTCCTGTCTTCCCTACGTTGTTGATGAATATATCTTGCCCTTTCGATTGCATCTGCTCGACAACAGGACCAACAATATCTTCAGGTGATTCGGTTAATGGTTTGTTCTCATCGTGTTGTAAGACGATACACTTGCAGTTGAAGTGATTAGTTGGTGCAACGCTATCCCATATCGGATCGTCTACAGGTGCGGTCATACCATCCAATGGTTGACATATATCACACGCATCACCGATTGCCGAGTATTCAAGTATAGGTAACACATCTTTCTCTTGTTCGATTCGTTGCCACTTTGATGCGCTATCTGCTTGTGCGATTGCGGTGTTGTATTCAGTTCTTCCCCAATTATCATTCCAATTATCATACGTCTGCCGTGCGATGTCGTTGAACTCACGAGATGTTCTTACATTGCCGTTCTCATCCGTTAGTAAACTACTTATCTCCTTGACTTGTTGATAGGTCTTAGCAGCACCGAACATATACACATTCGTTACTAACTCTTGCAAGAAGGTATCGGTAGCAATGGCATCGAAGCCTACTCCAAATCCTTCTAAGACCGCTTTCTCTAAGTACTTAGTCAACGCTTGATAGTAATCCAATGGCAAATCAAGTTCGGTAATACTACCGTCCTCAATGCCTTTGATTAACTTCTCTATTTGACTATTGCTATATTCCATTAGTGCGTATGTTTAGAATACATTTGGTTCAACTTATTCTGAATCTTCGCAGGAAACGTAGGTGCGTTTGGTGTTGGTGCGACTATCTCCGCTAATGGTATGCCTGTCTTCTCGGTGAAGTACTTACCATCCATCTGTAATCCACCTTGTTTAATCTTAACGCTTAGGTCTGCGATAGTGTTAGCGTTCTCAACTTCTTCACTATCGTTCATCATACACGCTACTGAACCCTCAGCTATGTTGAAGCCTAATGCTCGTAAGCGGTCGAATAGTTGCTTGTTAACTAATGGTAGGATGAAGGCTGCGTCCTTAGTAGCTTTGTCTTCCATTGCTTGTTGTGCAGGTGATTCTTCACCACTATTACCTAACTTGCCAGGCACTGACTTCATAGCATCAGCGTGACCGAGTATTATCTGAGATACTTTAGCCTCAAGTCTTGCCTCAAAGTTATCATACCCTTTATATCCACTACCGCCAAGTGATGTCTCGATGAACTCGATACTATCACCAATGTCATCCAATAACGCCCAACCTGATGAACCCATTTGCGCTAATGTATTGGCGAACTCTTGACGTTCTGCTTCGTTAGTCTTGTTAGTCTTACCAACTCTAAATGGTTGTGAGAACAACTCAACGAAATCTCCGTTAAAACCAAGTAGGTTTCGCATAAATATCTCGTAGATAGATAACTCCCAAAACAATCCATAACCGCAACGTGATGCGCCTGTATCGTTAGGTGTACCAACGAAGATATACCAATTCTTAAACTCTTCTTCCTCTTGTATCTTGCACCCAGTTGTCATATAGGGAAACGAACCAATAGTGATTCGGTCGGGTGATACGTTCTGACGTTTAACGGTGTTGATATATGGAAACTCTCCATCAACAATATCATCCAAGTGAATAACTGAATAACCGAAGAACAAAGCGTCCATACATATCGATAAGTAAGTGCTGAACCAAGTCTTGAGTTGCGTCTTGCCGTTAACTGTGTGGCAAAGTAAGTCGGTTAGTTGTTGGTCTACCTCGCCTGATGCCGTTCTGAACTCCCACTTGCGAAGTAGAGTTAAGTCCTTTCTACGTTCGACACACGCTTTAATGAATCCATTCTCTCTTGTGTTAACATACATCTGTTGCATATTCACACGGAATGGATAATAGGCTCTCTCAGCCTCGTTGATAGCGGCTGCTCGTGTTGTTACATCTTGTCTTATACGAAGTAACTGAATAGGCACTATCGGTGTCTTAGCCGATTGAACTATCTTAGGTGTTGGAGATAGTGCGTTCTTGATGTTGGTGATTATACCCATTCTTAGTAGTTATTGTTTTGTTTGACCAATCGTGAACCATATCGTATTCGTTGACCTGACTTCGGTTGTATCAATGGTAAGTCTGCGGTGATGTCAGTACCTCGACTCACGTTCTTCAACCAAGCAACCGCATCATCGTAACGCTTAACTCTTAGGTCAGGAATGTTTCGAGGTGCAATGCGTGAATGAAGATGGAACAAGGTTACATCTATCATCATATTAACCATCTGCTGATTGCGGTTATCGGCTTGAATCCAAGCGGCATCTCCTGATACTAACGAACTACCTGTCCTTAAGAATGTTGTACCTGTACCCCAAAACTCAGGATGTTCATTTGGTTGAACTGATAGGTTAGCAACAACGCAAGTGTATGTCTTATCGGCATACCATACATCATCACCTACTTGATAAGTTGTGTAGTAATCCCATTCAGGACTATCAAGACCGATGTACAATATATCGTATTGTGCGCCAAGTAATTGCCACTTAGCAGGATTCCACGCACCTGCAACAGTTATGGCAATGGCACATACATAAACATTGCCTAAGTATAACGTAAGCGAATTAAGTGCATAAGTTGATGCGGTACTGAATGCCGTAGCGTCAAGATATACTCTATTCTTGCCGTAGTATGTTACGTTGTAGTTGTATAACGCTGTATCAGTAAACTCTGCCGATGTTAAGTACTTCTGTCGTAAGTAACTTACAACCTCTGCTTGTGCTGCGAGCTGCATCTGAGTTACTAAAGAATAATCAGCACCTATAATCTGAGATAGGTTATCGGATTGGATTAATTTCTTATAGTCTTGTAAAATAAGGTAACTCATTGGCAAAGTTTGATGCAAATATACGAAAAGTAACGCACTTAAAAAAGTATCGAAATGATGTATATTATTGAAATGAATATAAAGACCATCGTAATCAAGATGGCAAGTAACTCGTTCTTTGGGTTGCGTATGTTCATTAGTAGCTATTTTTACTATATACTTTGCCGATGGTAATGGCTTGACCGATGTCACCACGTTGATACTTGGTAAACGATTCAGCGAAGGCATAACACAACAAGTAATCGGTTAAGTCGGTGAAGTGTCCAGTCTTTTGGTATCTTACTTTCGTTTGTCCATCGGTTTCCATTTCTTTATTCTTAGTTCCATCGGCAGCTTCTTTAGTCAATATGAAGTCATTTATTGACTTCTTACAGGAATCATCAATCTTGAATGTGATACCATCGTATTCGCTATTCAATACTTGGTTAAAGAAGTTCCCACGCATAGCCACCGATGGATTGGACTTTGATACTCTTAATTGAGGATGGTATTCTTTAAGTTCGTCCATAATTAAGCGAAAGAAGTTATGTCCTTTTTCCAACTTTACATCCGCTTTTTGTGATGTTGCATCACCATAGATAAACAACCCAGCACTATGTCCGTGATACTTACGTTTAAACTCCGAGCATACCGCTTTAATAGTATTGTTTGGATTCACACCTGCTATCTCGGCTATCTGCTTGATGTTCTTACGTTCAATTTGAAATATGCCAATAGGAAGGTATGGATTCACGTTCTCGTCAAAGCTAATGTGCAACGGCAATGACGGATCGTAACTACAAGCACCAACGTGCTTCTCTAACTCAAAGCACTTATAGAACTCACCACCTACTTTGAGTTGAATATCCCAATTACCTTCAACGAATACCTCATATTGATACTTTGGCATTGATTTAAGCGACTCAAGGTAATCGGCAGGGATGTATGGGTTATCGGTAATCTTGGAAGGAATATAGAGCCAATTATCAGGCATATCGTTAGCCTTCCACCTATTGTACACTTTGTCCTTAACCCAATTATTTGCAGGGTTACAAGTGCCAAGTATCAATGGTGGTGGTTGCTTTGGTATGATGTGACTTCCTGCACGTTCAATGCACTTATTAAATGTCAACTCTTGCATCTCGTTCATCTCCTCAAGAAGGAATCCATTACATTCTAATCCCTTGAATCTGTTTAACTCCTTATCATCGGCATAGTTTTCACCAAAGAATAATAATTGACTTCCATTGGTAAAAGTAACCGTCTGTGTATCTTGATTGTAATTCTTGATGAATGAGGTTGGACATATCTTTCCGAATGATGGAATCGTTGTCCGTTTAAGTGTTTGCAAGGTATCACGAACCACTACCCACTTGCTGTTTGGATATATTTTTGCAAGTAATAACAACCCACCCAACCCTGCGAAAGTCTTACCTCCACGAATAGCACCTCCATACAAAATGAAGTTGTATTTCTTACTGAAGATAGAAGATAAAAACTCAATTTGTTTAGGAAATGGATTAAATAAGACTTCGGTAGCCATTATAATATAATCTCTTGGTCACCTATCATAAATACTTGCACATCAACAGGCTTATCACCTCCTTCCAATGTGGTTCTATTTAACTTTGGTTTAAAGTATTCAAGCACTTGAAGGAATCTATCACTAAATTCTTTATCATTACTATTTGCAAGTATTGTGTTGAATCTATCTGTATGAGTAGTAACAATGGATTCACCAAGTGCTTCCCATTGCAAAGTTCTTTCGTTTTTTACCCCTGCAGTTCTTCCTCCTGATTTTGGTTGACCTTTTACAAATGGCATATATATAAATTATTGTATTTTGTTCTATAATAGAATTTCACTAAGTAATGCAAAGTTACACTATAAATACGGATAAAATAAGATTATAGATATACTCAAGTTATAAATAGATGCGCTTTTTCTCCATTAGCAGGAAAGTGTTAAAACCGCTAACTTCATAGAATTACTACTCCATCAATACGCTGACACACTTAGTCTTCGCTTGTTGTGTTGATGTGTAGACGCATATATCTATTTCTCCTCACCTCTTACTATCTTGTTTAACTGTTCCATCACCACATCAGCCACATCACCCCAAAACATATCGCACTTACCATCCTTAATTGGAGATTCTGTGAAGTAAGATTGTTTTGTTGAATTAGGTGGTGATGTATACCTCTTACATTGTTCCTTCATTGGGCAGTTGTTGCCTTTGCATAGTGTTATGTCAGCCATATTATACTTGTTTATTAAGTTCTTCTCTCATCCATTTAGCACCTCTAAAGTAGGCATCTATTTCTGCATCACATCCACTGCCATACATCTCTTCCATTGCCAATATAGCTTGGTTAAATATATCTTTGTCTATTAGCTTTTGTACTGATGCTACCATTTCGTTGGCATCACCAATATGGTCATCACTTCCATTGCTTTCGTACGTTTCGCTGTAGTATTGTTCTGCATTATGTAGAATAGTTGCATTAAATGGTTGAGCATCATAATGCGCTTTAATTATCTGCTCCTTCTCCATTTCTTTGGCTTGTTCAATCTCTTTTTTTACTACTTGACTTTGCCCATAATTTTCAGAATGTAAATAACCTAATTTAATTAACTTTTCTACTAAATAGTCTACTGCTGTCTGTTGTTTACTCATTTTATTTCTTTTTAAATTGTTCAAAATATGTTTCAAAATACCATTTTATTCTTTCAATAGTTTTAGTATCTGAAATCTTTAATTTTGCTTCATTATCTAAAAACTCAATAATTTTATTTGCTTCAATGTAACTTCTTTCTTGCATCCATTTGGCACCAGCTTTAAAATCTATAATATGAGCTTCTTGAAATACTTCTGCACTACTTTTATTTTCAGCATACTTTTTAGCAACTTCTTCTAATGTTTCTTGTTTAGCTTCATCTATTGGACTACAATCACACATTATAGTATGACCGCAATAACACTTAATCTGTTTAGGCTCTTCGTTACTCATAATGTGTTATATATTTTACTCAGTTACGTTTACGTTACGTCCTATATTACTCATATACTCCTTAATCTTTCTCTTGGCATACTCATCAAAGTCTTGTATCTTACTTGCAGGAATGGTGTAACTCTTGCTCTTAGTTGATGGCTCGTTGTACATCGGTTTCCTTCCTGCGTTACGTTCGTTGTGTTTAGGTTTATTCATTGTGTGGATGTTTTATTGTGCAAATATATGCTCTTTAATTAATTATTGATACTTATTTAATAGGTTATCGTAGAACCGAAAGAACTCATCCATTGAATGCACAATAACATACACACCACCTGATGCCGTAATGCTTTCTTGGTATTTCTTCTGCGCTTCCGATTGCTTGTCTTTCATCTTAATCTCAATCTTCACCGATATACCAACCTTATGTGCACCTATCATAACTCCGATGGTTGAATGGATGTCCGCAGTTCCTCGTGTTCCTTGTCCAGGAGTGAAGGTAACACCTTGCGTACGATTGCCTATCTGTTGTCCTGTTAAGCCGTCTATAACCTTGTTAACTCTCGCTTGACCTTGATTGCTTACCCTCTCGGCTTGGTGTCCTTCGTACTTTAGGTAGTCGCACACACAAGCCGTTAGTCCGTTAGCCGTTGTATCAGTTCGGCCGTAATGGTCAAAGCTATCTTGTTGAGGTGTAATGGATGGATACTTGGCTCGTGAGTATCGTTGTTTGGCTTGGATGATGCGTTGTTTTTCTTGTCGTGTCATTAGTGTTCGATTGTTAGTCCTAACTGGACTACAAGTTTTATAATGTTTTCGTTTCGTTGCGACATTGCGTTAAGTATTGTTGGTATCGTGTATTCACCATTTCCGCTTCGAGGCGGTTCATCTTGTCGGTTTTGAGTAAGATTAAATCCGTCCGTTGTGACGAGTTCAAATGTTCTCGTGTGACGTAGGATAGTTTGTTTGCTCGTTGGCATAGTTGTTGGATTTTAGAACTCGATGTCTTGTACGATTGGATCGGCTGTAAATTCATTGTTATTAGTTTTGATTTCAAAATATCTACCAATATGGTCTTTATCGAAAATTATCTTCTTGTCATAAAACATAGCATATTGGTCTACCCACATTTTTAATCGTTTTTGAGTTAACCACTTACGCAAGTCGGGATACTCTTCTACAATATCTTCAAAGAACTTTTTAGAATATATCCTTGTGTTAGATGGCATATTCTCAGCATCCAAAGTGTATTCGTAGAACTCGTTAGATGTCTTGCTGATAAACTTCCTTACTTCCAAGTTTTTGAACTCTGATACTATCAATCCATTCTCAAAATAGAATTGAACGCACCCTATCATAAAGTTATCGAACTTTGCCCACTCTAATTCCGACCATTCATCGAATAACAAGTGCTTGAACTCTTGTAAAGGTGTATGATTTGCATTGAAGTAACTACTAAATTCAACCTCAAACTTGCGCCTATCGAATGAACCACCTGCACCACCGATAGTATAGTTGGTATTGATAAGAATCTTAGGTGATTTGTTTACAGGCAACTTGATTGCTAATTGACCTTTACGTTCAATGGTAATACCTTCAGTGATAAGACTAAATAAACTTTCAAAGTCAAAGTGCTTTTTAACGTCATCGAACACCAATACTTGAGTATCGGTTGAAATTGTCTGATACTTGAATTGGTCATTGAAACTGAATATCTTCCCATCAAGGCTATTCAACTTCTTCATCTTACTGATTGCATTACTAAACAATCCCTTTCCACTACCGCCATTCGGTGTGTCGCTGATAGTCTCATCATTTAGAATTATAGCCTTGTTATTTGCGCTTGTTTTGAAAGAGTGAAGCAAGTACCCTATAACCGATTTGATGCTCTTAAATCGTTCCGTATCACTTCCTGCGACTAAGTGTATAAACCTTTCATAAACACATCCACTACTATCAGACTTCTTGTATTCACGTTGGATTATCTGATTCTTCCATACATATCCACCTGAATCAATATAATCAATCTCTTCAACATTAGTTTTTGATACTCTTACCACCTTGTTCAGATAGTACAAGTATGCTTCTTCTTGAGTATCTTCAAGCAAGGTAACATCCTTTGTGTTCAAGAAGGATAAGTAATCGTAAGTGAAGAACTTGGTGTTACCTGCCATAAAATCAAAAGGCTTCATTCCAATATTCTCGGCATTCTCAAGATGGTGCAATACGAAATCTTTAATTTTATCCTTGTTAGTTTCTTCGATAAGGTTCTCAAATATATTGATAAATATAAACCCAGCATTTGATGGATAGTACTTGTAAAAATTATGCTCTTGAAGGAAGCCTTTAAACTTATGGTGTTGAACAACTACATTACCTTTTTGTGTATATTCCCAAAAGTCAGTCACGCTGATATTATCCTTTACCGATTCAACCGCCATATCAAATTCGTCATCATTCAATTCAGGAAATGCCTTACGCACTATCTTGATGTCTTTACCTGACCTGATTAACTCTTCGACTCTTTTCTTGGTATGGATGTCTTCAAAGAACTTAGTATGATGTTGAGATGTTTTCTTGTAAGCACTTTTGACAGTTGTGTCTATCTCACGTTGCGTAAAGTCTTTTTGCTTGTATTGTTCACACACCCTCATCGCTTCGTTTAGGCTAATGCCATAATCGTTCAATGCTGATGCCAACTTAAATAGATTGGCATTGCGTTCACCTGATGACATTGAGAACTTGTTGAACCACTTAAGTAACCGACTTATAATCTCATTATCAGATTTGATTGGTATTCTAACCTCTTCGGTTACTTCATAAATATCAACCTCTTTAAGTTCCGTCCATTCCAAGCTATCATCGTTGACATACAAGTTAGCATCGTAAGACTCAAAACATATTCGACAAATATCGCTACAATGAATATCGAAGTAAGGTGAATTGAACTTATCCTTTAATGAATCAAAATATCTCTTGTGGTTTGGAATATCCTTTGGAATCTTTACTAAGACCTTTAAACCATTCCTTCGAGGTGATAAGAAACAAGAAAAAGTATATGGATCTGATATAAACGATTCCCTGTACTGGTTCATTTGCTCAGGTGTATCAAAGTTATCAAAGTCAAGACATATAAGTCCTGAATGCTCAATGATACTTACCGCATTTCGTTGGGTGAATGTACCGCTAAACAAGATAGCAGGTAAGGTGTTCTTTAATTGCTTTTGTTTAGCCTCATCAATGGTGCTTTCAATCTCATCAATGATATGTTTCGATTTGCCTTCCTTGATACGATTTAATATGTCGTAAACATCTCGGTGATATGCTGCCGATACTTCGTTGAAATTTTTGAATATGCTTATTTTCATAAAAAAACCCGAAGTGAGATGAATCTGATGGAAACCCCTTGCGGAGCAGACTCTCCCACTTCGGGAGTAAAGGTATTTGATAATAATTGGTTTCCATGCCAATTTTGAATTTAAGAACTATTGGTACAAATATAATATTTGTAAAGTACATTACAAGTATATCGAATAGGTTACGAATGGCACTTGTGCCACATCCGTGCCACATTGAAATTTAGCTATAACTTGCGACTACCATAGCTTTGAAAGGAATCCGTGCCACATACACATCTTTTTTGGGAATCTAAAAAAAAACTTTTCATTTTTGAACTCTTATTTATATAAAGGAGAATAAGGAAATTCGTCAATGTGGCACGGAATACGCTAAAATGGAAGCGAATCTCCCATTGGGTCACTCGGTTGCACCACTTCCGCTTGAACTGTCTCAATGTGCTGACCGCTACCCTTAGCCTCAATTCTCCAAGCCTCAAGTGAATTGAAATACGATGTCTTGCCATCTTTAGTCCACTCCTTGCCACGAATATTGAAGTGAACCGTGACAACTTGTCCCGTGTTGAACTTGTCCAACAAAGGACACTTGTCTTGGGTCAGTTGGAACTGAAGATACTGCGGATACTCGCCTTCGGTTTGAAGGATAAACTCACGCTTGGTGAACTTGTCCGATACTTGTACGGCATCTCGTTTGATAAGCAGTCTGCCATCTGCTGTGTACTTTTCTGTACTCATTGTGTATGTGTTTGCTGAATCACAGCTTGTTTATGTTGTTATATTATGCGCACCTAACTATCTCAAACCTACTAATAATACACCCATCCCCACTATACCTCTTACGAGGCTCATACAACGATGTCTTTAAGTTCGGTGCATTATGTCGAAGCAAGGTAACATATCTTTCGTAGATTGGATCGTGTGTATCTCTCATATTATCCACCACTTTAAGTGAATTGATAACGGTTGTATGGTCACGATTGGACAAAAATTTTCCTATTTGCGATTTGTTGTATCCATTCTCGTAAGCTATGTAACAAAACAAATGTCTTGCGGTTGCGATGTCCAAAGTACCACGTCCAAATCCTTGAATCTTCTTGATTGGGATGTTTAACCCAGTTGCGATGTCTATTAAAATATTATTCATTGTGCGATGCGTTTAATCCATAATCAGATAGTGAAGGATACACCCATTGGAAGTCAACCATATCAGGTGCAAGTGGTGTGTTATCTATCAACAATGCTTTCTCCTTCTTGGCTTTGAGTTTCGCACCGAATCCCGACTTCACCTTGATACCACGATATTGGATGTAGTGCCGAAGTTGTTGTTCCTTTATGCCGTAATATTCAGCCCATTCAACAGCGGTTTTCTCCATTGCGTGTTCTAAGATATATTCCAATACTATGGGCGATGTTCTATATCCTGAATCTTTACCTTTTAGTCCATTTCTATAAAAGAATTGGTGCATTGTGCGATAAGTTACATTGGCAATTTTCGCCCATTCTTTGTATGTGTATTTGGTTGGGTTTGTTTTGATTTCTTTAACTATTTCTATGTTCATTTTTTGTTTTATTTGTGATGTAATTTTCTATTAGTTCTTTGCCGTAAGCCATAAAGTAAAATTTGTCATTGTCTTTTATTGCCCATAATGTTTCCAAGATGATGTCGATTTCGTCTACTGATGTTTCTTCCATTGTTTGTTTAATTATTTGTCTTACCGATAACTTGCGCTACAAAGCAATGAGGCACTGCTTGTAGCTGACAGTTATGTCGCATTTTTTTCTTTATTTTTTTTCCCACCCAAGAACTCCGAAACAACATTTTTAACATCTTCAACATCTTCTTCTTTAACTCTGAATGAAACGGTTTTAGTAGGTGCAAGTTTTTTACGACCTGCACCTAATCTTTTACCGCCTCTATTTTCTTTTTTCTTTTTCATTGCTTTTTTTATAAAAAAATGGCTGTCTTTCCAGCCTGTCAACCCTGTACGAATACTGTGGGATTTTTATCTTTACCCTAATCTTTTATATTTAGGGTTTGTCCAAGTGTATTTGTCTTTTTGGTATGGTGCGATTATTTCGTAAGGTATTGATGTTAATTCGAGTGCGGTAAATGATACCCAGCTTTTAGGGTCATTATTCCACTCTACTTGTGCTCTGTTTTTTTCAGTATCAATAGCTATTACTTTACCTACTCTACCTACTACATAATCACCTTTACTTCTTACTACTTCTGTTCCGATTTGAATGTTTGAATTTGTCATTTTGTTATTTTTTAATTGTTAATTATAGGACAAATATACAACCTATTTTGATAACTGCAAACTTTTTTCAAAGTATTTTTCATTTATTTTAAAAATAGTTTCTAACTCTTTGAAAATCAAGCAGCATAAAATACTCC